GGTCGCGCCGCTGGGTGCCGTAGCTACTCGACAGCAGCCCGCTACCCACCTGCAGAGTTTGCGCCCTCCGAGGGCGGTAGCCGATAGCCAAGAGGGCCTCCTAGAGGCGAGACTGCACCATCACCCGACTGTGCTGCAGCCCCTGCTGCCCGACACCCTGCGCGGTCACGTTGCGCTCCGCCAGCAGCTCCGCCTCCAGCTCGGCCAGCTGGCGCTGGATGTACCCGAGCTTCGTTGCCTTCTCCGCCTCCGCCTGCGCCCGACGCTGGGCGAAATCCTGCTCTACACGGCTGGCGTTCTCGAGGTGGATGCCAGACCGCAGCACCCCGCGGGACAGGCTGTTCTCCTGCACCCCCAGCATCGCGTTCCGCTCGAGACCGTTCAGGTTCGACTGGACGAACCTGTAGAGCTGTCCGATCTCAGACTGGTCGGCCAGCAGCTGCTCGCGGGTCAGGCCATACTGCGCCTCGAGGGCGGTCAAGATCTGGTTCAACGTACCCTGATCGAAGGTGCCGGCGTCCACGATCTGCGAGCCCACGACGCTGGGAGGCGCTGCGGGCGTCGCCACCGCCGGCCCGCCAGTGGCAACGGCGGGGGCGGGGGCAGAGGTCACGTTCGGCGACTGAGGTGCCGAATAGCCGCCGCCACCATAGGAGGCCGGCACCGAAGGCGGGGTCAGCGAGTATTCAGCCCCGCCCTTGATCGGCGTTGCAGCGCCGACCGTCGGAGACTTCACTGGCACTGACATCGTCTGCGGAGCGGTCTGCACCGTCGCCGACCCGATCGGCACTGAAGTCTGCTTGGTCGGGTCGTAGGTGTAGGTCGAGTAGGAAACGGGGCCGCTCTTGGTGCCCGACGACGTGGTGGACGCCGTCTTCTGCTTCGACGCAGTCGGCGTACGGTACGTGGTGCCAGATCCAGAATCTCGAGCCATCAGCAAACTCCTCCTATAGGGAAGGCCCAACCGTTCAAGTTGTGGAGTCCAAGATCAACCCCAAGTTCACCAGGGCCGTCAGCAGTGAACCCAGGGCGGCGTTCCCGCCTTTCGAGCCTGTCACCGTCGGACGTACCACCGTGTCCTCACCGAAGAAGCCGACCTTCGTCGGCTCGAGCGTCAGACTCGGCAGCACCACCTGCGGCGCCGAGAACAGGTTCAGCGAGTTGTCCTCTTCGAGGGTCACCGTCCTGTTGTTGATGTGGGTCACCATCGCACGCATGTTCCGCTCCACGATGGCGCGCAGATCACCTTCGCCCCTGAACTGTCGCGGAAGCGCGAGCCCCTTCGACATCAGATGAACACCCTGCCCCAGGACTCGACCGCACCGCTGGGGATGCCGAGCAGAATCAGGAACGAGGCGGTTTCCCCCGTAGCGGAGAACCCCTGCGAACTTGGGTCGAACGAGGCGGGATTGACGGTCAGGTACTGGCTGAGCGTGAGCATCCTCGGAATAGCGCTGGCCGACGAGACGGCGTGTACCTGCATGTTCGTTGCATAGGGGGCGCTAAGCGACGCAGAATCACCCCGACCGAACGCCGCCACCGCCCAGGTGCGCTGACCAGTCGTGTTGAGGTTGGCTATATCTAGACTGCTGACGCTGCCCCCATAGTTGTACGCAGTGTCGTACAGGACGGGGTCGGTCCCCGCCGCCTTCCAAGCCCGCACCACCCATCTGCCCGTGACGTTACCGCTAGAGACGAACGTGGTACCCCATCCCGCCGACTTGCGAGCGATGAACGCGTGCATCGAGAAACTGCTGTTCACGTTCTGCTCAAGGAGTTCCGTCCAGCCCGTAGGGGGAGTAAAGGTGGTGCTAGGCCCGCTGGTAACACAGAGGGCCAACACCACGTCCCCGTCCACAATGCCAGTGGGAAGGGTCGGGCTGTGGTTGGTGGTCGTAGTGGTCGTGGGGTTGGTGGCCGTGTACTCGGTGCCGACCACGTCAGTGCGGGAGCCCTTGAATCCGAACGTGACACAGAAGTAGGCCAGGCTGGAGGACTGTCCGAATGTGCCTGGGTCCTCGCCCGTTACCCCGTCAACGGTGCGGGAGAACCAGCCCGCCGTGTAGCCGTTCTGGATGGTCCCAGCGAACTCGGAGTTGGGACCAGGATAGTTCGTGGGCGCCGAGACGAACGAACCGAGCATGGTGTACCCGACCGCGAACAGGTAGTCGCCCGAAGCGAGACCCGACAGGGCCGCGGGGTCAGGGTTGGCGCTAGTGCCCGTGGCGGTAGTGGTGCTGGGGGCCCCCGAATGGCCGCGGACGGCGAACGTCGCGTGAGAACTGTTCGCTGCGGATACCGTGGTAACCGTGACCGAGGTGCCTTCGGACCCCGTCATCTCCTTGCCGAAGTAGGCGTACGTTGACAGGCCACCCAGCGAGGCGGTGAACAGCGTCGTCCAGCCAGCGAGAGAGAGGGACTCCCCCGCATTGGCCACCATGAACTGGATGACCACATAGTCGCCCGCCGCATAGCCAGGCAGGGTGACACTGTGATTGGTGGTGATGTTGCCCTGGCTGGTCCGCTTCCCGACAACGACGGGGGCTGCCACGTCAGGCCGTCCTGCGGGCCCGCACGAACACGGTCAGGTCGGCGCCAGCGATGGTTGAGCCGATCTGGTCGATGTCCACCGTCAGGTAGTCACCCGTCGTGAGACTGGTCACGTCCATGTTGGTGACCTCGGCGGCGGCGAACGCCGAGATCGCGATCGATGGGCGGTTGCCCTGGGTGGTGAAGATGGTGGTCCCGTTCTTGTTCACGTCGATCAGAATGGTTGCGCCCGTCGGGGCCGTGTTGACGGCCGCGGACACCCCGAGAATCGTCCAGGTGCCAACGGGAAGGCGGAGCCTCCCCTTGCCCGTGGCCACCGCAAGAGTGCCTTCCTTGGCGAACGTCCAGATCACCGTCTCCGTGTCCAGCCTGCGGGCCGCATCCGAGTCGGCGGCGGGAGCCGCCAGACTGGTGATCTTGTTGCTTCCCGCAGACAAATTGCCCGTCAGGGCAACAGCCCCGTCCTTGTGCAGGACGGACCCGTTCAGAAAAGTGACCAGGTCCGAGAAGTTGGTGTTGAAGGCGGCGGCGAGGATCTTCGCCCCCGTCACGAAGGTGTTCGTTACACTCGCCGTTGCCACATCATCCTCCAACTACTGACAGAGGCCCTCATTAGTAGTTCCCCCCGTTCAGGGCTCCCCACGCAGACGACCGAGCTTGGACACTTGCATCACCATGCGGTTGATCTGGAACGGGTTAGCCGTTGCTTCCGAGAAGACGAACTTGCAGGTGCGCCAGCGCTCCCCCCAGCCCGTCGTGCGGGACAACACCTGGGCCTGCCCCGAACCGAAGTCGTCGAAGTCGAAGTCGGCGAAGTCGAACAGGGCGCCGCCAGGGGACGTGTTCACAACCTGGGAGATGTAGGCATCCTGAGTGAAGTCACGCCGCATCTCGACCGTCACGTTGTAGTTGCCGAACGCCGAGAAGGCTAGATCGAGCCGGCGCAGCCGATAGCGGAACGACGGCTCTTCTGGTGACAGCCATCCCGTCTCGAAGACGGCGGAGATGTTGCTGCCCGCATCGGCGTCCACCAGCCACATCTTGAAGATCCCCGTCGCCGCAGCCGGCGCCGACGCGTACATGAGGGCGTCCTTCACCGCCGACCCGCGCCATCCGAACGTGTACTCGGTCCAGGCGCCCAGGCGGGCGTCGAAGACGAACGTGCGGTTCGGCACCTGCGAGGTGTCCCAGGGGACGCACAGGTAGTACCGCCCCCGATAGGCGAACGCATGCGAGAGGTAGGCATACTCGGCGTTGACCCCGTCCAGCAGGTAGCGGTTGATCTTGTCGTCCACCTTCTTGTAGGACGTGCCGTCAAAGGACCAGACGCCCGTCAGGTGGTCGAAGAAGAGCAGCTCGGGGCCGGCCGGCACGATGGTGCCAGGGCACTCGGTGCCTACCGCCGTGTCGATCGGGTAGACGGTGAACGAGTTCTCGTCGGTGCCCGACAGCGAGAACATCGAGTGGTTCTTGAAGACGATGATCTGCTCGCCGAACAGGGCGGCGCCCGTGATCTCCTGACCGTCGTCGGGGGCGAAGTCGATGAAGTCGAGAGCGGCCCACGTCTCGGGCAGCAGCGGATCCGACCAGTGCATCCTCGAACGGAAGGCGGTGCCGTTCCCATCGGTGACGTTGAAAGCGAACATCCGCTCGTGGGCCTGCACCAGCACCCGAGCGCGGGGGAACCTGTTGGCGGTGCCGTCGAAGTTGGTGACGGTCAGCGCCGTCCAGGCGGACCCGTCGAACTTGTGGGGGAGGGCCCCCGTGCGGTTGGTGGACAGGTAGAGACGGTCGTTCATGGAGGCGTGAGCAATGTCGAAGGTGCGCTCGGAGCTGTGCGCACCGAAGGCAATGGCGGCGCTGGTCAGCGTCGTCCCCGATGCGTAGAAGACGTCCCCCTCCAGGTCGGTGTAGATGAAGAAGTCGCTGCCGCCCAGCTTCGTCCACCCGTACAAGAAGGCGCCAGCCGACGCCGTCGAATCGTCGGTCGTATGTTTCGTGTACCCCTTCCGCTTGGACACTTCGCCGCGCAGCCCGAAGTCCACGTTCAGGGCGTGGGGCGATTCGGTGACCTCAAGCAGGAACGGGTCAGCCTCGCGGTTCAGACCGCCAGACCAGCCCTTCAAGTCAACCGACTGGATGGGCGTGTTGAGAGGCATCAGACCTCGAGCCAGGGCATGCGAGGCCCTGGACGCCTACGGGTGCGGGCCGGCAGGCCGATGGCAAGCGGAGCGTCCTTCGCTCGGTTCAGGTAGAAGCGGGCCATCGACTCGACCCCGAGCGCGTAGCGCTGGGCGTAGACGGCTGCCTTCTCGAACTCTTCCTCGCGCTCCCACAGCTGCTGCATGACCCAATCGACGACCAGGAAGTGGAACGCCTTGGCGAACTCGGGGGACTCGTTGTCGTTCGCCAGCTCAGTCGGCTGGCGGAAGTAGTAGAGAGTGATGGTGCCGGCAGCGGCCGGCACGGGACGCAACACCAAGTCACTGCCCCACAGGAAGTAGGCCTCGGGCGTGCCGCTCGGCGGCAGGGCTCCGTCCTCAGAGAACGCCGTCGAGTAGGAGATCTCGGCCAGCGGGACGGCAACGCCGGCCAGCTGCACCGAAGCCACCCTGTCGCAGGTGGCGGGCAGGGCGTAGGAGTCGGTGTCCTGCACGACGGCGATCGTGGTCGAGGTGGCCAGGTAGGGCCAGTGGAAGCGGATCGAGATGTCCCTGATCGCCTGGTTGATGAGGGAGTTGACCTTGGCGTCGCCGTAGTCGTCGGGCTCGACCAGGGTCTGCCCTCGAATCACATCACGCAGTTCAGCCCTTGTCGGCATGCGCAACCGCCTGACGCTTGTGGCCGACACACACGCTGGTGCCCTTGATGGGGCGGGCGCCGCAGGCGCCGCCGTCGGCACGGGGGATCGAGCAGCGGTCGTCCACCCCTCGAGGCACGATGATGGCCCGAGTGGAAGGGGCGACCTGTCGCACATTGGTGACCTGCTGGCGCACGCCAGGCCGCTCGTAGGCGGACCTGCTGTTCGTGCTGCCAACCTCACGGACGAGAGGCATCTGACTCCCTTCGAGCGGGGGAGGGGGACACTCCCCCTCCCCGACGCTCATCGTGTGCTCAGGCGTTGGACAGGCCCGTGAGGACCAGTTGCCGCTTCGCGTTGGTGGTGGTCAGGTTGCCCGACAGGTACAGGTTCTTGTACTTCGCATCCTGGTTCACGGGCAGGAGCCACTCGGACCAGTCGAACCACCGTCCGTTCAGGGAGACGAACTTCAGGTAGTCGAAGTTGAGGAAGTACATGCGCCCATCCTGGCAGGCACGGTCGAAGGCGATGGGAGCGGCCTTGTACATGAGGGTCTGGAAGCCGGCGTCACCCATCTCGCCCGACTCGTGTCGGACATCGCCCTGCAGGAAACCTTCGTAGGTCTCGTAGCCTTCCTGCGTGGTCAGGATGTTGGTCGGCTGATCCCGTCCCTCAGACGGGTCGTTGTACGCCTTGCGCATGATCGGGATGGTGAGAGCGCCGCCAACGGCGGTCACCCCACCCCTCCACCAGGCGTTCGTGCCATCGGCGCGGTCGATGCCGGCATAGGTGCCAGTCGCCTTGATGATGGCGTCGAGCCCGTGGAAGTCCTTGCCGCCCCCGCCCGACCCGTCGGCGAAGAGGATGCGGTTGACATCCTCAGCGACCGACAGCTCGGCCTGCTTGACCCGAGTGGACACGAGCTTGAGGATGGCCTCCTTGCCCGTGTTCTGGGCCAGCTCGGGACCAGTGAAGAAGATCGACGCGCGGTAGTGCTTCCAAGGAAACTCCGCCGACGTCACGCCCTCACGGGTCGGAGCAGAGAAGACGTCGTCGTCCGCATAGGACCCCTTCGACGTGATCTCGCCGTAGAGAAGCGGCTGGACGATCCCGCGCCCATGCTGGGACTCGATGCCCGCCTTCTTGACGAGCCACAGAAGAACCTTCTGCGAGAAGATGACATCTTCCAGCTTGGTCCTGTAGTGGAGCAGCGTCGAGCTGATGAGCCCGTCGGTCCCGTAGGTCGGGTTGCCAGTAGCCATGTGTCAGTTCTCCTACATGCCTGCGAACGCCAACTCGAAGGCGTCCGAAATGGAATCGATCTCCGTGGTCGGCCCCGTCGCCGTACCCGCCCGACCCGTGGGCCGGCCAGGGGCGGCAGCGGCCAACCGCTGCGCCTCGTGCGAGCGTTCCGCCCGCTCCTGCATGAGAGCCCTGTAGACCAGCTCGAGATCCCCGACCCCACGGTCGCTGGCCACCCTGAGGATGGTCTGACGCGACTTGGGTCCGAGCTTCACCCCATGCGAGGTCTCGATCCGATCGAACTCGGACTGGACCCAGCGACGGGACCTCTCGACGTTCGCCTCCACCACGGCGGGATGCTTCTGGACTTCCATGTCCACCCGCCGCTGGATCTCCGCCTCCACGGCTTCCTCCGTCTTGAAGACGGAGAACTCCATCGCCCGAGCGGGAGAGGCGCCAGGCTGGATCAGCCCCGCCTCTTCCGCGATCTGGCGAGCGACCCCAGCGGGGTCGGCCTGGATCGTTTCCCACAGCTTGATGGCGCGCTCGTTGGTCTTCCGCTGCTCTGCGATCACCTGCGTCTTCTGCGTGTAGTCCTTCTGACGCAGGTAACCGTTCACCAGCTCCTGTGCAGTCTTCGGCGCTTCCTCCCCTGGAATCTCGAAGAGCATCGACGCGACGTCGATCTGTGCGGGCGGAGCCGAGGTCCCTTCCTCGGCCAGCTCGAACAGTTCCTCGACCTCTCCAGCAGAGGTGGACGAATCCTCGGTGGCTTGCTCAATCACCTCGTTCACGCTTGTTTCGGCGTCCAGCGTCGAGTCATCCTCCGAGGGTGCGGAGTCCTGCTCAGCCGCTGCGGCGGCGAAGGCGTCTTCAAGGGTCACGAGTTCCGACACAAGTTCCTCCTAGGGCGAGGGAGTTTCCCTCTAAAAGAAAGACCTCCCCGTAGGGAGGTCTCCCTTTCCCCTCATAGAGAAGGCCGAACGGTTCAGACTTCGGGGTACACGAGCGTCTCTGCGCCGGCCGCACCCGTGTTCAACGAACCCTGCGGACCCGCCGACAACGGATCCATTGGAGGCCCTTCCGTGCCCCCAGGCGGAGCGGCGGGCGACGGAGGCGGCATCATGGGGGAAGTCTCGAGGACGCCGTCCACGTCCTCTACGCCGGCCACCTTGAACCAGTCCTCGATCAGCCGCTTGTAGTTGACCGACACGCCAAGCTGGGCGAGCAGCGGGGCCATGTTGACCACCAGCTCGACCATCTCCCGAGCCTTCTGCTCCTTCAGGACAGGGTTGCGCATCTCGGTCGAGTGGGACTCGACGTCCACCTCATACTCGCCCTGGAAGATGTCGGGACTCGGCGTTACGGTGACGTCCATGGGACGGCCTGCTATCTGCTGAAGCTGGGAAAGCATGGCCATGTTGCCCGACTGTTCGGCGGCGAGCGACTGCTCGTTCATGTCGGCCCGTTGTACGGCTTCCGCTTCACGACCAGTGAGGAACAGCTGCAGCTCGTCGTACTCGGTGCGAGGGAACACGTCCTTGGCAGTGCCAAGCATGAGCGCCCCCACCTCGCGCAACGCCTCTTCGATCTGGCTCAGCTTGAACTGGCTCTTGATGTTGGTGGCGCCCTCGATGATCGAGGCTTCGGTGGCGGTGCGGCGGATGTTTGGGCCGGCGCCGCGCAGGTACTCGTTGACGCCCGTGATCTCGTAGATGTCGTTCTGGATCACCTCGGAGACGTTGTAGACGTCGGCCGACAGGTTGGGCAGATCGATCGGCTTGACCAGCTGATCGATGGGAACGTCGCCCTCCACGAAGGCGACGTCGTTGACCACCTGCGACTGCAGGGCATCGATCGCGTCCTGCTCGAGCGAGTTCCTGCGGGCGAACAGCTTGGCCACGTTCCGCTTGCGATGGGTGATGAGGTGGCTGCGAGTCTTGTTCAGCTCGACCTGCAACTCCCACACCTGCTCCAGCTCGCCCATGTGGTAAGGGGTTCCTGGCAGGCGGTAGTTGCCAAGCTGCACGATCGGGCAGGAGCCGATGTCCTCGACCACTCGCAGGGGCAGCTCCCCCGTCGAGTAGGTAATCATCCGCATCTTCACCAGGTCGTAAAACTCGTAGAGGACGGCGAACTCGGATCCGTCGAACACCTCCTTCAGCGCCGCGTCCACGTCTCTGCGGGTGGCCACATCGGCGACCGATCGCGACGTCCCGTAGGCGACGTTCGTGTCGTTGACGTTGGAGTAGAGCTTGTTGTCGGTCAGCTCGTCACGGGTCAGCCATAGGCGCTGGCACACCCAGCGGGCGTTGTGGATCCCGTCGGCAGACGGGTCCATCCACAGGTCCCACGGGTTGACGCGGGCTATCCACAGCTTCGCCACCTCGGCGTAGGTGGACTCGTCGGTGCGCTTGTCCTCAATCGAGTAGCCGACCTTCAGGTAGCCGTCACCGTAGACCAGGTAGTCCCACGCCACCTGCTTGGTATGCCGCATCCCCGACACCTGGCGGGAGCGCCACAGGTTGTTGAGCAGCGCCTGCTGGATTGCCGCGTTCTTGGTCGAGGCGTCCCCCGAGTAGGGGGCGACCAGGAACCGCGGTTCGGTGCCAGTCATGTAGGGCAGGATCACCTGGACGGTGGAGAACGACATGTTCACCACGATCAGGTCCGAGTTCCCATCATCCGAGACGGAGTCCCAATGCAGCCCCTCGTACTGGCGCTCCGACTGCACCCAGCGGTCCTCCCGCTTGGACCGCCGCTCGTCGGCCCCGTACACCAGCTTCTGGCGGGCGGTCTGCACCGCCTCCTTCCACTGCTTCGACCTCAGCTTGTTCGGCTCAACTGCGTAGCCGACGGTGGACGGCATGCTCAGGCTCCGATCAGGCGGATGGTTTCATTGATGCGCTGGGTCAGCACGGACATTTCCGAGTTGAGTTCGGCGAGCTGCTTGGTCAACTCGTGCCGGCGAGCGGACAACTTGTCCCGCTCCTGCTGGTAGTGGTCCCGCAACATGGCCAGCACGTCGTTGGGGTTCTGTCGATGGTTGAACTCGGGCACGTCACACCTTCTGCCAGTCGGTGCTCTCCGTCTTCTTCAGGTGCGGCCTCCGCCGACCCCGCACCTGCTGGATGTCGATCTTCTTGTCCCGAGCGTTGGCGAAAATGTCCCGAGCGATGGACGCCTGCGTGTAGTGCCCCTGGTTCTCTGCCCGCAGGCGGGTCAGGTTGAAGCGCAAGCCGACCAGCTTGCACCCCAGGCACCCCTCGACATCCAGGTCAGGATGGGTCTCGCGATGCAGCGGGACTGGACGTTCGCTCACGCCGTGACGGTGACCGTCAGCGTTCCCGTCACCACCTGCCCGATCAGGTCGGTCGCCTTGATGACGATGGTGTACGGGGTGCCGTACGGCGCCTGCCCCATGTCGCCTGCGCTGGCGTTCAGCGTGATCGTCGCCGTGTTGTTCGCGTTGTCCACGAAGGAGGCGAACGTGGGCCACTGGTTCACGGCGGTG